GTGGGACCATTGATCCCAGGCTTTCGGTTAAGGCAGCTTCCGGACTTAATGAATCTGTAGGCAGTGACGGAGGTTTTCTTGTTGAAGAAGACTTTACCAAGGAACTGCTCAAACGGACTTATGACACCGGGATGCTGGCCAGCAAGTGCAATAAAATTCCCTTAAGCACAGCGGCCAACTCCATGAAAATCAATGGAATTGATGAAACCAGCCGCAAGAACGGATCCCGCTGGGGCGGCATTCAAGCCTACTGGGAAGGCGAGGCAGATGCTTTAGCCGGAACGAAACCTAAGTTCAGACAAATGGAACTTAATCTTCGTAAACTTACCGGACTTTGCTATGCGACGGATGAACTTTTAGCTGATGCCTCTGCCCTCGAAGCTGTAATCATGCAAGGGTTTTCCGAGGAATTTGGCTTCAAGGTCGATGATGCTATCATCAATGGCTCTGGGGCAGGGATACCTCTCGGAATCTTAAACAGCAAAGCTCTAGTAACCGTACCGAAAGAGCAAGGACAAGCCGCAGGGACAATTAATGTACAGAACGTGGTCAATATGTGGTCCCGCTGCTGGGGACGGTCGCGGCAAGATGCAGCGTGGTATATCAACCAGGATATTGAGCCGCAGCTTTTCACCATGTCCTTAGCTGTCGGGCAGGGGGGCGTACCTGTCTATATGCCCGCCAGTGGTGTTTCCGGTTCTCCCTATAGTACGCTGTTTGGCCGCCCGGTAATTCCTTTGGAACAGTGTGAAACTCTGGGTACTTTAGGAGATATTATCCTTGCGGATTTTTCTCAGTACCTGCTGATTGACAAAGGCGGGATCAATGCAGCGTCTTCTATCCATGTCCGTTTTCTCTATGATGAGAACGTGTTCCGCTTTATCTACCGGGTTGACGGGCAGCCGGTATGGAATGCGCCCTTGCAGCCATTTAAAGGTTCAAGCACTTTAAGCCCGTTTGTGGCATTAGCAACAAGATCCTAATTGTAACGGAGGTAAAGAAATGATTCCAGAAACCACCAAAATCGTAGAATCTATCGCCCCTCAGGCCGGGGGTGCCATAACCGGGGACTATATTTCTCTAAGGGATGCAGAAGTATGTTTCGTTCTAGTCCACATTAACCAGGCCAATGTCGCTCAGGTGGCAATTACTATTGAACAAGCCCAGGATGTCAGCGGTACAAACAGCAAGGTTATTTCGAATCCAATACCGATCTGGACCAATCAGGACTGCGCGGCATCCGATGCCCTTGTCCGGCAGACGGATGATGTGGATTTTACGACATCGGCTGCAGTCAAGCACAAGCTGGTGATCTTCCAGATTGACCCGGCCCACTTGGATGTTAATAACGGCTTTGATTGCATCACGGTTAAAACCGCTGCATCTGATCCCACCAACATCACAGCAGCCCAGTATCTTCTGGCCGATCTGCGTTACGGCGGCAATAATACTCCAAGTGATATTACGGACTAAAGGGACTTACAGGGAGGTATAGCCCATGAACCTTGCGTTAATCAGAGCACCGGTTATCGAACCCCTTCAGCTATCCGAACTTAAGAATTTTTTAAGGCTGGATGAAGGGCTTACAGACGACGATCCGTATATTGAAGCCCTCATCACCGCTGCGAGGGAATATTGTGAAGGATTTCAGAACCGTGCCTATATCGCCCAAATGTGGCAGCTAAGCTTTCCTTACTGGCCGGATTATATTATTTCGCTTCCTCGTGGAAACCTGCAAACTGTTAACTCTATCACCTACAAGGATTCAACCGGCAAGGTTACGGCACTTACAGAAAATAAGGATTACGTGGTAAGTAACAGGGGTGTCCTCGGCAGGGTTGCTCCTGTTTTTGGCCTTCCCTGGCCTTCGTTTGTTCCCTGGCCCTTAGACGCGGTAGTGATCGAATTTATCTGCGGGTATGGCGATACCGCTGACAGTGTACCGGTAAAAGTAAAACAGGCGATCAAACTCCTCATCAGTCATTGGTATGAACAACGGACTCCCATAAGTGAAACCGGGCAGGCACCATCTGAGATAGCATTTACTGTTTCAGCCTTATTATGGCAGGACCGGATCATACCAACTTAAGGAAGTGACATTATGCAAGCAGGGGATTTAAGACATAAAATCAAGATTCTCTCTAACGCGGCAATAGATGAAACAAATGACAACGGCTGTCCGGTGGAAAACTGGCAGCCTTTTATTATTGTATGGGCTAAAAAAGACGGACTTAAAGGACGGTTGTTTTATCAGGCGGCGGCTGCAGAAGCAGAAAGTGACGTCCTGTTTACCATAAGGTATCACGAAGGAATAAAGGCCGGGATGAAGGTTGTGCATGATACCGAGACATTTGAAATCAGGATACCACCGGTTGATCCGGACGGGAGCAGGCGCTGGCTGGAAATCCATACAAGGCAGGTGCTACCAAATGGGGGCTGAAATTGAACTTCAGGGCTTGGATGAACTGCTTAACCGGCTGCGCAATACCTCTGAAAAAATAAGTACTGTCGAAAACCGGGCGCTCAAAGATGCTGCGGAGCCAGTGGCAGCAGAAATGAAAAGCCTAGTCCATGTCAGTAACTTACAGCATCTGCATATCCGGGACGACATCCAAATATCCGGGGTCAAAACCAAAGAGGGTCTGAAGCAAATTGAAATCGGTCCCGGCAGGAAAACAAACTGGCGGGCTAAATTTTTGGAATGGGGAACATCCAAAATGCAGGCCATTCCTTTTGTGCAGCCTGCCTTTGAGCACAAGAAAAGAGAGGTAATGGAAATAATGGCGGAAAGCATCCGGAAGGCGCTAAAGCCATGATCAACGGCCTTGTCGTCGGGACACTAAAACCACTCGGGGTACCGGTATCTTTCAGTAGGTATGCCGGTACGGCCCCAACTTATATAACCTTCTTCTGCTATAACGAACAAGGGGAAACCTGGGCCGAAAACCTGGAGACAGCCACCGGCTACTACGTCCAGGTGGACATCTGGTCGAAAGGGGACTCTATAATCCTGGCGGATCAGGTCAGAAAGGCTATGGAAAATGCGGGGTTTATCCGCACCACAGCCCAAGATATGCCGTATGAGCCTGAAACAGGAATCTACCATAAGGCCATACGGTTTTCTTATGTCATTTAATTGGAGGCGATGAGATGCCGGTTATCGGTATAGAAAAACTTTATGTTGCCCTGCAGAGCAAAGACGACAACACCGGGTTAACGTATGCCGTTCCAAAGTATTACGCCGGAGTGCAGACGCTGGGCATAAAACCCAAACAGAACACGGAAAAACTCTACGCGGAGAATATGCTCTGGGACCAGGCCACAACATTAGACAGCGTCGATGTGGAAATTGATGTCGCCGAATTGACAAGCGCCCAGAGAGCCGAACTTCTGGGCCAGACCATAGCCGCCGAGGGCGGGGTTTATGCCGCAGTGAGCGACGTGGCCCCCTATGTGGCGGTCCTGTATAAAGCGACGTTAAGCAACGGAGGACAGCGCTACGGAGTCCTTTACAAGGGGGCATTCCAGCTGCCGGAGGACAACTTGGAAGGACAGGAGGGGAAAGTCAAATACCAATCGCCTAAGGTTAAGGCAACTTTCCAACCCGCTCAGTTCAACGGCATGTGGGAATACCACGTCGACACCACCGATGCCAACTGTCCCGTAGATATTGAAACTACCTGGTTTACCAGCGTGATAATACCCACAAAGACTGGAGGATAAGACATGGAGCTTAGATTAAGCGGTAGGACCTATATCGCTCCCGCCCCCAAAGCCAGAATGGTCAGAAAAGCAATAGAAATAACTGAGAAGACCGACTTTAAGAACCTGACAACAGCGGAATTTGACCATTTGGTAAACTTCATAGCGGATCTGTATGGCGGGCAATTTACCCTTGATGATGTCTACGACGGGCTGGAAGCAGAAAAATTGCTTCCTTGTATCTTAGACTGTCTTAACAATGTCGTCGGTTCGGTTGGGGCAAAACTGGAACAAATCCCAAACGGCAAAAAGGGGGTATAGAAAACCATTCTGTATCCCCTTCGGATTTTATGAAGGAAGTTTATCTCCAGCTTTTCGAACAAAACTGGACCCTCACGGATATTGACGAGATGGATTTCTTTTACTGGCTGGATTTATCAATCTACAAAACAACGAAAGAAAGTAAGCGGCAAACAGTGTATATCGATCAGGTTTTCTAAGTTAAGCGCTCTTAAACGAGTGCTTTTATTATGCCCCTTAAAGACAGGTGATGAAAATGGCAGAGCAGGAAGTAGGGAATCTTGCGGTCCGGATTTCCATGGATTCCACCGGGTTTCAAAATGGAATCTCCGGAATAAATAATCAGCTTAAAGTGGTCCAATCGGAATTCAAGGCAGCCTCGGCTGAGCTTGGCGGCTTCGGAAATAGTTCCGATCAACTGAAATTAAAGGCAAACAGTTTAAGCCAGCAGATTGACCTGCAAAAGCAAAAAGTCCAAGCACTGGAACAAGCTTTTCAAGCTTCTGCAGATAAAAAAGGGCTGGACGCCAAAGCCACCCAGGATCTGCAGATCAAGCTGAACAATACCAGGGCTGCTTTGGCCGGTATGGAAACAGAGTTAGGAAAAACAAACCGGCTCTTGAATGAAGGTGCGCAAAAACAGAGCTTGCTAGGCCTGGCGGTTGAAAAGACCGGGATTAATGTCCAGAGTCTAAGAACTGCATTCGGTGCAGTTGGTGCTGCAGCCGGTGCTTACCTGACCAGTGCTTTTGGGGCTGCCCAAAAAGCAGAAGCGAGTACCGAGCGGTTGACAAAACTGCTGGAAAACCAGGGAGAGTCAGCGGTGAACGCCGGTAAAGACGTTAAAAGCTTTACTGCTGAAATAACCAAAATGTCCTCCTATTCCGGGGGTGAAGCCAAAGAGGCCTTGCAGACGCTGTCTGAAAAAGGAATTGAAGTATCCAAAGCGCTGGAGATGGAGGGCCTGCTTGCAGATGTGGCTGCCGGACGTAATATGTCCCTGAAGGAAGCCGCCGATATGGTTGCCGATGCCTACAACGGGAGAACACGGGCTCTGGTCACCTTGGGAATTCTATCCAAAGAAGAAGTAAAGCAGCTGGGGAACTCGGAAACTGCCGCTATTTCCATGGCCGATGTCCAGCAAAGGTTGAATGAACGTTTTGGTGGATCGGCCCAAAGCGAGCTTAATACTTACAGCGGTCAGATGAAGCAGATGGAAAACCAGATGAATGCAGCCAAGACAGCAATTGGCACAGCCTTACTGCCAATAATGACCGATCTGGCCAAATCCATGGCAGAGGTGGTAATCCCAGTTACGGATTTCATCCGGAAAAATCCGCAGTTTACAGCGGCAATTCTGGCAATAACAGCCGCTTTGGGAACGCTTGTCGGAGGGGCGGCTATCGTTAACACGTTGTCTGTTGCTTTTGCCACCTTGACCCCCATAGCCGGGGCGTTGGGTATTTCCATCGGCAGCATTGCCTTACCCGTTCTGGCAGTCGTTGCCGCTCTTGGGCTGTTGATTTATGCCGCTTACGAAATCTACCAAAATTGGGGTCCGATAGCGGATTTCTTTCAAGGACTTTGGACGAAGGTTACTGCCTTTTTCCAAACCGCCTGGATAGACATCCAAACAACGGTGACTAGTGTTGTCAAGGCTATTGGCAGCTTTATCCAGACAAATTTCGGAGAACAGATTAATGCCATAAAAGTCATTCTGGCTGACATGTTTATTATCTTTCAACAGGGCTGGGAAATCATCAAGGATGTGGTTTTAGGGATTGTGTTGTTATTCATTGACCTCATTACCGGCAATTTTACCAAGCTTAAAACCGATGCTGAAGGGATTTTGAACAACCTTAAGAACTCATTTTCCAGTATATTTACCAGTATCAAGAACATAGTGACAGAACTGATCACCCTGATGAAAGACAATACCCTGCTGGTGTTCAATGCCCTGAAGGAAGGCATCGGTACCATTATTTCCGATGTAAAAAATACGTTCATTAATGGGATAACCGGAGCACTGGACTGGATAAAAACACTGCCAAGCCAAATGTATAGCTGGGGGGTCGATATGATCCAAGGGTTTATCAATGGCATCAAAAGCATGCTTTCTTCGGTAAGCAGCGCTGCAAATAGTGTTGCGGATACGATTAGAGGCGTTCTGCACTTCAGTGTGCCGGACCAGGGACCGCTTGCCGACTACGAAACCTGGATGCCGGATTTCATGAGTGGACTGGCCGAAGGAATAAAAAGGAGCAAATACCGGGTTACGGATGCGGTAAATGGTTTGGCCATGGACATAAATACCGGATTTAATGGATCAGGTAAAGCCGGACTGGTTAATGTTCCCGGTCCTAGTATCACCGTTATAAACCAGGGAACAATTGTCGGTTCCAACGGGATGGAGGAGTTTGCAAATATAGTTAGTCGTAAAATTGCCGGGCAGTATAGCTTAACCTCAGGAGGATCCTGGTAATGTCTACCCGGATATTTATTACTCCGCCCGGCAGCATTACTGAGGAAATAAAAGTTTATGACCGGTGTCAGACCAGGCAAAGCACCACGGACAAAGCGGGGTCTTTTCTTCTGACGCTTCCTTCCTTTGAGCAGACCCTAATGAATAAATACCCTCTTGGCTCGGACGTCAGGATCATTCAGGGAGATAATGTTTTCCGCGGCTGGATTCTAAACCCGAAGCCTACCAGAAACGGATCAAGAATCGTACTCCAGATTGAGGGACTCAGCTATTCCGGAAGAATCCAGAAAGTGCTGGTTACGGAGGATTATACGGATAAGGCAATATCTGACATCGTCGCCGATCTCTTTCTAAAATATGCTCCGGAGTACAACAGGGACAATCTTGTCGTATGCGCCAAAGTAATCTCTATTAAGTTTAACGATATTTTTCTGTTTGACGCTATAGAACAGTTGGCAGGACTGGCCAGCTTCGAATGGTATATTGACGAGCCGGTACCGGAGCTACTTGACACAACGGCCAAATCCGCAGGATGGCAGGAGACTGTGGAACTCTCATCTTGGAAAGTGGTTTATCCATCGGAGGATTTATGTCCGTCTATCTCTTTGATCCCGGCTTAGGAAGGTGAATGAATGGGAATTTTGGTGCTTCATTTTTTCCCTAAAGGGACAAGGGTAAACCCCATAGTAATTAAGGACGGCATGTATCTAAAAGGTTCAGCCAATTTGGTTTATAACTCCCGGAATATTGTCAACCGGTTATGGGTGAAAGGCGGCAAGGCGGTAAGCGAGCCTTTCACCCAGCCGATAACGGTAGGAGCAGTCCCGATACCGCTTTTCTATTCTCCCAGAGAGCCAGTTGCAGTGACCATAGGCGGTATGGCAAAAACCCTGGGCGTCCAAAACATTGACCAGCCGGGGACGCATGATTTCCTCCTTAATGCTTCCGAAAAACTGCTAGTCCCTGACCTTTGTACTTCCGGGAGCGGAAGCATCACGTATTGTTATGAATACCCGATTAAAATCCTGCTGGAAGAACCGGCAAGCCAGCAGAAATACGGTATTTTTGAAGATGTCTTAAACGTAAACACGGGCGATAAAGTTCTGGCGTTAGAGCAGGGACTGACTTACCTCTACAAGTACTGCCAGCCAGTGCTTTCCGGAAGTATTAAACCATTTATCGGGGTGTTTAAAGCCGGGGAAATCATCGGCATCAGGATTGAAGAGCTTGGTATTGATACAGTGCTAAAGATAAAAGAAGTCACTTATGACAGCGTGCCTCTTAAACCTATAAGTATTAATCTTCAGCTTGAGGCTCCGGAAAGGGGCATCGGAACTATCCTTAAGGATATGGAACAGCGCCTTGCCAAGCTGGAAAAAACCACTTACCAGGATGACGAAGGACCGGTCGAAAAGTATATTGCCAAAGAAGAGATTTACAGCTGGATAGAAGAAACCGTGAAAACAGAGCCAGTACTGGCGGAAGAATTCAGGTTCTGGAATGAAGATGTGAGCTATACCTCCCATCTTTTTTCTTTACCGTCGGAAACCTTGTACCCTTCAGACAATTTATTCCCGTAAGGAGATGACGGAATGGATGTTAAGTTGACAGCATCTTGGCTGGGACAGTGGGAAATTGAAATAAGAGAGAACGGACAAAAGAAAGAGAGTATACCGATTGGACATAATCTCCTTACCGATGCCGGGCTTAACCTGATCCGGGATATGCTTTCCGGTTCAATAACTGATGCGCAGATTAAATATGTAGCCTTGGGCAATGGCACAGCCGTACCGGCAAACAACGATTCAAAGCTGACTGCAGAGCAGTTTAGAAAGGTTGTGACAACCAGAAATAATGATCCGCTGCAGGCCGGAAAACTTTATACGGAACTCTATGTTGCTGATACCGAGGGCAACACGTTTAAGACGGAAGAAATTGGCTGGTTTGCAGGTTCAGGCGCTACAGCGGCTAAAGACAGCGGGATATTGATTGCCAGGATTCTTTACAGCAGGCAAAAAGCAGCCACCGAGTCCTGGACAATACGCAGAACAGATACAATTTCCAGGGGGTGAGGCAACAATGGCTGCCGGTGATTACACTAAAACAACTTATATTAATGGAAGTCCGCCTGCCTTATCGGCTGCAAATCTCAATAACAACGAGAATAAAACAGCCGAGATAGACAGCTTGCTTGCTTTGCATTTGGCGGATTCTGTGAAGCATATAACGTCAGATGAAAGAACATCATGGAACGCCAATGTAACCAAATTTATGAACTTAAAAAGAAAAATTAGAATGGGGACGTTTTAAATGGCTGTAGGTGATGTAGTTCAAAAAGAATTGATATCTCAATCCAGACTTGGGGCATCATTGGCAAGCCAATATGCTGCTCCTGCCAATAACACATCCCAAATAACAACAATTTACTTGGCAAACACAGACTTACAGAATGATAAAACTGTTTTTCTGGCAAGATCAGCGAACGCAAAGAATGTCCTAATGCCAAAGATCACAGTCCCAAAAGGTCAATGCGTAGTAATTAGCTTTATGAATAAGATTTTGCAAGCAACCCAAGCACTTTACGCAAAAGCAACAGGACAAACAACCGGAACTGCACAAGCTGGAACATCCAGTACGATAACCCTTGCATCTGGGGCATCTTCCACGGATAGTTATTATGTTGGTCAAGTTATTGAGTTAACAGGTGGCCAGGGAAGCGGGCAGAGCGCAACGATATCCGCATACGTAGGAGCAACAAAGACCGCTACAGTCGATGTAGCTTGGGGCACTGTACCAAATAACACGACTACCTATGAAATTGGTGGCGTTTACATGACTGCCGATGGTATTGAAGAGGTGGTATCCTAATGCAAAGGATGGACGTTAGATTTATCGGAGATACACCTAGCGGATCGGTAGAGGGGTTAAGCCTATACAATAGCGTGAGTGGTGGAAGCAATATCAAAAGTATACAACGTGGTTTTACGGCACTTGATGGAAGTACTACATCAAAAACAGTGACAATATTAGCAGTTGATACAACAAAGGCTATAATAAAAGTCTATTATTACAATGCTGGTGCTGCTGCAGTTTATACAGCTATTCAAGCGATTATATCTAGTGCTACAAGTTTTAGTCTAATACGCGGGGATATAAACGGTTCAACTTGCAGTATATATTGGGAAGTAATAGAGTTTAATAATGTAAAAAGCTTACAAAAAGGTACGTATGGCGGATTTGGAACAATATCTATTACAAGCGTTAATCTATCAAAATCTTTTATTATCGCATCATGGTATGCCAATGCCTATGCAACTTCTTTATTTCAAGGTTATGGATTAACGGCAGCAAATCAAATAACTATAGCGCAATCAGGAACGGATGGTGCTATATATCATGCTTGGCAAGTCATAGAATTTAATTAGGAGTTGAAAAAATTGAATTATGCACAATTAGATCAAAATAATATATGTGTTGGTATTTCACAACTAATCGGAGAAGTCCCTGAAATAAATTACAGCAATACTGAAAATTTTAACCCAGTAACTGGTGAGACAACAACAGAACAGATTTTTGTTTCGAGAATGATTTTAATTCCGGTATATTCGGAAAATTATATTGGGCTAAAATATAATGATGATGGTACATGGAGTAACCCACTGTAAATCTCAATAGACGCATTTCGCGTAGCACAAGAACGCCAAATAGGGCGTTGTTTTTATATCCGGAAAGAAGGTGGCAAGTTTGTCAGAACAGGAGTTGGCTGAATTAAAAACAAGAATTGCTGTTCTTGAGACTAAGGGGGAGGCATCGGAGGTTAGGCTTAATTCATTGGAACTTGATGTGGGAAAGAAATTTGACCGTTTGGAAGCTAAGCTGGATCAAGTGCTGCAGGCTGCCCGTAACCGTCCGACTTGGGCCGTTGCCTTGACCATTTCAGGTCTCATGACCGTGGTTACCGGGTTGGTTGTATTTTTGGTTACGAACCACTAAGGAGGCAGATATGGAAATCAGACCTTGTAAGATAAAATATATTGATTTGCACCATACCGCAGGACATGAAGCAAATACCTTAGCCGTGAGACAGGAACACTTGAACCAAGGCTGGGGAGATATTGGGTACAACGCGGTTATAGAGACTGACGGTACTGTAGGTATAGGCAGGAATATTACGTATTCCGGCGCTCATGATCCGGGGATGTCTCCGGATGGAGTTCATACGATGAACCAGGCTGCTTATGCGATCTCCCATATCGGAAATTTCATGGAAGACAGGATGAGCGGGGCACAGTTTTGGTCTTCGGTAAAATTCTGCGCACAGAAATGCAAAGAGTTTGGAATTGCACCTTCAAAAGAGACAATAAAAAGGCATAAGGACCAATATCCGACCAGTTGCCCGGGAGATAAATTTCCATATGAGCGTTATGTGAGTGAAGTAATAAATATTATGAAAGGAAATGAGAGTATGGACGAAGGAATTCTAATTTTTGGCCCGGAGGATTTTATACCGGCACGGCGTCTGGCAGCAGCCTTGAAAAACGAGGTTGCTATTTTTATGCGCAAAGATGACGGCAAAGCACCGGATACGGTCAAAACAGCGAAGCACTTATATGTAGTCGGTGGCAGTGAAGTGAATCACCCGAATCAAACAATATTAGCCGGGACGAACTGGTTCGCAACGGTAGCAGCCGTTGGCAAGAAGCTGGGATATTAAATGCTGAGCATTCCGGTGTGCAAAAGACAGAAAAATGCTTCTCTATTTTGAAGGAGGAAATAGATATGTCTGAAAAACTTAAATCCCGTAAACTTATCGTTTTTACGATCACCTTTATAGCCGTTGGGGTACTAAGTATTGCCAATGCAAGATTAAATCTGGGGTTACCCAGTAGCGACCTGCTTTATCTGGTAATTGCTTCTGCAACCTATATTCTTGGACAGGGCTATGTTGATGCCAAGCAGCAGACGGTTAAAGAATTACCAGCTGAAGATATCAGCACTTCCATAACAAATATTGTTAAGTCAGAACTGGATAAAGTAGGGGTAGCTAAGAACATGCCAATCGAAGAAATAATTGATGCGTTAAAGCCTATATTAATGAAGGAATTATGTAATCTCAGTGTGTCACAAGGCGTTTCTGAGACTACGCAAACGGTGACTGACGCTGCCGAGCCGACTCAAGCTGCGTCTTAGAAATTAAGATTGCTCTATCAACTTGACTATCAAGGCTTCCAGAGTGATAGATAGTACTACCAATTTGATAGAGAGGAGGGCTTAGGTGAACGTCAAGATTATTAAGCCGACTGTCAAAACTCACAAGAAGAAAAGAATTTGTGCCTATGCCAGAGTATCAACGGATTCTGAAGCTCAAGGTGAATCCCTGGAAAACCAGATTGCCTACTACGAAAATTATATCTGTACAAATCCTGAATATGAATTCGCCGGTATCTTTGCGGATAAGGGAATAACAGGTACTAAGGAAAACAGACCTGAATTTCAAAAGATGCTGGAACTTGCCAGACAGGGTGAAATTGATGTGATTCTTACAAAATCGATATCCAGGTTTGCCAGAAATACAACCGTTATGCTTGAGGTTGTCAGGGAGTTAAAAGACATCGGGGTTGAGATCCGGTTTGAAAAAGAGAATATATCGACGCTATCAGGGGACGGAGAGCTTATGCTAACCGTCCTCTCTTCTTTTGCCCAGGAAGAAAGTAAAAATGTAAGCGACAACATCAAATGGCGGTATAAGAAAAAGTTTGAGAACGGAGAACTTGTCATTAACACAAACCGTTTCCTCGGGTATGACAAAGATACTCACGGAGATTTGGTTATTAACCGGAGAGAAGCGGCAATCGTTAAAAGGATTTATTCAGAATATCTGGCCGGTAACGGGATGTTTAAGATAGCTAAACACTTAAATGAAGAAGGCGTCCCCACGGTTACTGGTGCAAAATGGCATGAAGCAAGTGTCAGGGATATTCTGAAGAACGAAAAATACAAGGGCGATGTTATGTTGCAGAAAACATTTACCGAGAATCACTTAAGCAAAAAGAAGAAAAGGAATAAGGGGGAGGCCGACAGTTTTTACATCAAGGAAAACCATTCACCTATCGTTACCAGAGAAATGTGGGAAGCTGTTCAGGTCGAGATGCAAAGACGGGCTGAAGCAAAAGGACTTCTTAAAGACCCTGAAAAATACCAAAACCGCTATCCACTTTCGGGAATGCTTTTTTGCAGCAAATGCGGTGCAGTATTAAGGCGCAGGACTTGGAACAGTAATCATGCATGTAGAAAGATTGTCTGGCAATGCAGCAATTATATTAAAAATGGGAAAAAAGCCTGTCCGGGTACCACTATTGCAGATGACGTTGTAAGCAAGCTTAAAATAACAGAGCCAACGGTTGTAAAGGAGAAGATGAATAATGGCAAGAAGCATTACAGTTATACCGGCAAGGGGGAATAGGGCAAATCTTACTGAAAACTGCGGACACCGGAAGAAAAGAATGGCCGCATACTGCAGGGTGTCTACCAGCCAGGACGAACAGTTGTCCAGTTATGAAGCACAGGTAAGTTATTATACAGGTTTTATCACAAACCACCCAGACTATACTTTTGCCGGGGTGTTTGCTGATGAAGGGATTACCGGCACCAACACAAAAAAGCGTGAGCAATTTAACAAGATGATTGAACATTGCAAAGCCGGAAAGATTGACATGATTATTACAAAATCCATCTCCAGGTTTGCGCGTAATACCTTGGATTGTTTGAATTATGTAAGGATGCTGAAAGACTTAGGCATTGGCGTAGTGTTCGAAAAGGAGAACATTAACTCCTTGGACAGCAAAGGAGAAGTTCTTTTAACCATTTTAAGCTCACTCGCACAGGACGAGAGCCGTTCAATCTCGGAAAATTGTACCTGGGGTTTGAGGCGGCGGTTTGAACAGGGAAAGGTCACGGTCAATCATACGAAGTTTCTGGGTTATGATAAAGGCGAGGATGGGAATTTAATCATCAATGAAAAACAGGCTAAGATTGTCAGGCGAATCTACAATGATTATCTCAACGGCAAAGGACCGAACAGAATAGCAAAAGAATTAATTGAAGAAAGAATTCCAAATTGGAATGGAAAAGCAAAGTGGTACGAAAGCAGCATTCGCAAAATGCTTAGCAATGAAAAATACAAAGGGGATGCCCTTCTGCAAAAGACCTATACTGTGGATTTTTTAACGAAGAAGAGGGTTGAGAATAACGGGGTGATTCCTCAATACTATGTGGAGGAGAGCCATCCTCCAATTATAGATAAAGAAATATGGGAGGCGGTTCAACTTGAAAAGGAGAGAAGGAGGGCCTTTGCTGAGAAACACCAGATCCAAAAGATAGACTATGCATCTACAGACCATCCTTTTGCAGGAAGAGTAATTTGCGGCAATTGCGGAAAGGCCTATGGCAGAAAGGTTTGGAATTCACCGGATGAAAACTTTAGAAGGGTGGTCTGGCGGTGCAACAGTAAATATATGACTAAGGGACAATTAGGCTGTGAAAGTAGGCATATTGACGATAAACTTTTATATTTGACATTTGTAAATACCTTCAATATCATAGTAAAAAACAGAGACGACTTTTTGAATAAGTGGACGGAGAAAAGCAAGAGTGATGCTTTGGAGAGAGTAACCGTAAAACGCTTTATTACAATATTCCAGGCAGCCAAGTCCATTAAACAGTTTGATCGGGATTTATACTTTAAACTGATTGAGAAAATAACGGTTCATGATACAAAATTGATTGTCAGCCTGCTGGAAGGGACTGAAATCGAGTGTGAATTGAATAGATAAAAAGTAGCCAACCAAAGTTTATCGTATTCGGCTAATAGAGTATTTATTGTTCCAGTTTCATTTAATTGTTTGTTCAAAATCAAATAGAAAGTAAACAGAATATCAAATATCCGGTTTTTCCAAAAGGGAGCCGGATATTTTTTATTTTTGTGCGGAAGAAATACCTGGGAAAAATATGTAACAAAAACTCGGAAAATGTAGGAAAATGATGGAATATTTTGTTGTAAAATTAAAAGGTAATTATTAACTCTTCTAGAAATAAAATATTTTGGATCTATATAAAGAAAACGTACCGTTGAAGGAGAAAATAGTCAAATGATGTTCACGAAAAAAACTTTGAAAATTTTTTCACGTGTAACCGCGATAGTATTAAGCATCGCCGTTTTATGTTCAGGACTACCAGCGATGCCTGCCATAGCGGATACAGGCACCGATCAAAGCAAGCAAAAAATAACTACTACTTCAGGCAGTCTAAATGCAAGTGCCATGGAAAATAAAAAAACCATCACTTCGGTTTCCGGTAGCACCGTAGCAAGCCAGAATAATGACGGTGGCCTGTCTCAAGAAGAAATCAATAAAATCGTGAACGATCATTTTAATAAGGGGAATTCCGATCCAACCACAGATAATACTCAAAAAATTCCGGACAACCTTTTGCCGGACAATCAAAAAACAGACCGGTTTATTATCAAATACAAAGACGAAAACCAAAAAGACAACACCTTCAGCAAAATGAGAGGGAACTTAAAGCAAAGGAAATTCACCCGTAACAGGAAGTTCGATGTCTACATCACCTCAGGCAAAATGAAAAAAGACGACTTTTCCGCCCTACTCAGACAAAAACAGGCGGATTGGAATGTCGAATATATCCAGCCGGACTATCAGGTCACCGTTGCCTCCGTAGACCCTGCCCAGACCGATGGAAACACGGCAACTTCACAAGCCCTGCAATTAAGCAGTTCAACCTTTGACGGCCTCAAAATCACTCTTACCTACAATGCTTCCCTAAACAGCAATTCTGCCCCGGCTTTTACAGATTTCACAGTCACCGGCAAAGACGGATCCGCTATTAACCTGAGTGACATAGTAATATCCGGCAGTAGCCTAGTCTTAACCCTATCTGCGCCTTTGGCTTCGGGTGAGCCGGTTATCTTAAGCTATACCCCCGGTACAAACCCAATTGAAGATAATTCCGGCAATCAAGCCACTGCCATCAGCAGTCAAGAAATTGCATCCAGCATTCAAACGACGCCAACACTGGTCAAAGCAGAAGGCCAAGATAACACGATAAGTTTGCAATACAACGTTGCTTTAGATACAACCTCAGTTCCAGATATTATTGACTTTACCCTCACATGTAAAGATGCCCAAGGCAATGCTGTCCTCAATGGAATTCAGAATTTAGCCATTAATAACCACACCTTAAGTCTTACCCTTTCCACCAAACTCTTAGCAGGAGAAAACATTCGGTTAAGCTATACGCCAAGCAAAACCCCCTTAAAAGATCAAAACGGCAACTTAACCCCAGCGTTCAATAACCAAAATGTTACCATAAATCAAGTGGCCATTGCCTTACAGGCAGCATCGGTCAATTCGGATCAACTGGAATTGGATTTTAGCGCTACGCTGAAAACAGATGAACTGCCCGATACTCAGGATTTTAGCCTAACCGTCAACGGGAACCAAGTTGCCCAGGCAGTCAAATCCTGTATCATTAACGGCCAAAAAGTCCTCCTTACATTAAATACACCGGTTATATCCGATGATCAGGTTCAAATCGGCTATACCCCGGGAACAAATCCCTTACAGGATATAAACGGCATCCCGGTAGCAGCCGTTAGCGGCTTTAACGTCACTAATCTGACCCAGGATGTCAATGACACCCTCTTTGGCCAAGAGTGGGGATTCCTAAGCAATCTAATCAACCAGGCAACACAAATAGCACAGTCCGTCGGCGCTAATATCGTCAATGCCTGGAAACAGTCCCAAGGGGAAAATGTTACTGTTGCCGTGATCGATACGGGCATCGACATTACCCATGAAGACTTAAAAGACAACATCTGGACCAATACAAAAGAAATAGCCGGGAACGGAACAGATGACGACAATAACAGCTATGTCGATGATATCCACGGTTGGAACTTTGTGGACAACACCAATACCGTGTACGATCCGGCTAATGCTTCGGATGAGTGGCATGGTACCCACGTAGCCGGGATTATTGCAGCTGAACTGAATAACAAAATAGGGATAGCAGGGGTTGCTCCTAAAGCGAAAATTATGCCTTTGCAGGTGTTTAAAAACGGCACAGCCTATACCAGCGATATCATCAGCGCCATCAACTACGCCAAACAGAATGGGGCACAGATAATCAACTGCAGCTGGGGGACCACCTCTGAAAACACGGCATTAAAAGAGGCCGTGGAAGAGTCCGGTCTAATCTTTGTTTGTGCAGCAGGCAATAGTAATCGAGATATTGATGCCAACCCGGTCTATCCGGCTTCCTTAACCGGAGATAATATTATTTCGGTCGCATCTGTAAATAAAACAGGTAATCTTTCACACTTTTCCAACTATGGAGCAAACTCTGTCGATGTGGCGGCACCGGGTGAAGATATCTTAAGTACGGCTCCGGGGAATACTTACAAAACCAGTGGCGGGACTTCCCAGGCGGCAGCTTTCGTCTCCGGCGAGGTAGCCTTGATCTTAAGCAAATATCCAAGCTCTGACTTAAGCCAGATCAGGTCCAGGGTGATCAATTCCTGCGATAGATTGTCTTCCCTGACAGGCAAAGTAGCAGCAGGTGGAATCATAAACTGTTCTTCAGCCTTAGCGGATCCGGTTTTAGCCAACGAATCCATCATTCAAGTATCACCTGAGCCGACACCGGTAGCGGGAGACGAGACTTCGGATAATGGGGATTATAACCTTTACTCAGTAGACGAATGGAACACCAAAGGAAGCTTGCAAGGAGGAAAACATTCTTTTGGTGCTGTGGCTCTCAATGATAAGATTTACTGTATCGGAGGATATAACGGTAGTTATTTAAATAGTGTAGAGATCTACGATCCTGTTACAGGCACAAGCTCCACAGCCGCCAACATGAGTACATATAGGTATGGTTTAGCAGTTGCCGTTGCTGGAGGGAAAATCTATGCTATTGGCGGAACCGATAGTGGTGGTTATGGCAACAGGACGGAAGTCTATGATCCTGTAAACAATACATGGAGTAGGGTAGCAGATTTGCCTACTGGCAGGAATTTTTTAGGGGCTGCAACTGTAAATGGGATTATCTACGCAATTGGTGGATCTGCACTCAATACTGTAGAAGCCTATGATCCGGCAACGAATACCTGGAGTACCAAAGCAAGTATGCCCACAGCCAGATCTGGTTTATGTGTTGTTGCCTATAATGGAAAAATTTATGCCATTGGGGGGTATAATGGCGGCTATAAAAACATAGTCGAAAAATATGACCCGATTACGGACACCTGGACAACAAAAGCGAGTATGCCAATTGCCAGTTATTATTCTGCTGCTGCAGTAAATGGCAGTAATATATATGTAATTGGGGGACATAATGGCGACTGCCTAAAAAATGTATATGAATATATGCCGGATTATGATGTCTGGGGACAAAGGGCAGATCTCATTACGGCAAGATATGGATTAGGAGCAGCTGCAGTTAATGGCAAAGTATATGCACTAGGGGGATGTACCAGTGGTTATAATCCCTATACTAATACCGTAGAAGAATACGGATTACCGTCAAGCAAATGGAAATCAGTTACGAATCTAACTACGGCCAGGTCTGAGCTGGGGGCAGCTTCAGTTAATGGTAAAGTCTATGCGATCGGTGGTTATACTGGCAGCACATATCTTAATACAGTCGAAGAATATAATCAATCAACCAATACCTGGTCGGCCAAAACGAATATGATTACAGCGCGAAAAGGATTTGGAGTAGCCGCTTTAAATGGCCTCATCTATACGGTTGGGGGTTATAACGGTAGTTATCTAACCACCGTCGAGGTTTTTAACCCGGCAACCAATACCTGGGCGACGAAAGCAAGCCTGCCTTCCGCCAGGGCTTATTTTGGTTTAACGGCAGCAAACGGTAAACTGTATGCCATCGGCGGCTATAATGGCACCACATATCTTAATTCGGTTACGGAATATGACCCGGTAGCCGATACTTGGACAACAAAGGCTGATATGACGACTCTCAGGGGCTATTTAGGATTAACATCTGTCAATGGCAGGGTTTATGTCATTGGTGGATATAACGGCACTTCCTATTTAAATACGGTAGAAGTATTTGATCCTGTGGGGAATACCTGGATCTCGAATACAGCAATGCCAACGGCTAGAAGAGGGCTGGGAGTAGAAACTGTTAACGGGCAGATTTATGCCATCGGCGGATATAATGGCAGTTATCTGAATACTGTGGAGCAATTCAATCCGAATACCAATCAATGGACGTCATTGAATAAGGAAAAAATGTTTATCAGCCGGGAAAAGTTTGGTATTACCTCTCTGGACGGGAAAATCTATACCCTGGGCGGCTATAACGGTGCGTATTGCAATACGGCGGAGGAATACACGGTTACTCCAAATCCTTGGGCTATCAAACAAAATATGCCAACTGCCAGAGCCTATTTTGGGGCAGTAGCTGTCAACGGGAAAGTTTATGCCATTGGCGGATCCGACAGCAGTCTTGCAATCAAGAATACAGTGGAAGTCTATGATCCGGTAACCAATACCTGGAGTACGAAGGCAAGCATGCCGACAGCCAGGTATTCATTAGGTATAACCGCATTGGATGGAAAGATTTATGCTATAGGCGGCTATAATGGAACCACTTTAAACACAGTGGAAGTTTATGATCCGGTCTCAGATACTTGGAACACCAAAGCAAGTATGCCGACAGCGCGGTTAGGATTTGGCATTGCAACTCTTAACGGGAAAATTTATACAGTTGGCGGGTATAACTCAACGACTTCCCAGATTTACAACATTGTCGAAGTATATAACCCGGCAACCAATACCTGGAGTACCCTACCCAATATGCCTACTGCAAGGTATGCTTTAGCGGCAAGTGCAGTAAACGGTAAAATTTACGCTATTGGCGGATTTGACGGCTCAAAATATCTAGGCACAGTAGAAGAATACAACCCTTCTACGTATACCTGGAGCACAAAAGCAAGCATGCCGACAATAAGGGAAAACCTAGCAGCAGTCGCGGTTAACGGAAAAGTTTATGCTCTGGGTGGGGATTCGGGTAATACAATAAATAAATTTGAAGAATACACGCCGACGACTAACACGTGGTGCGCAAAAGAAAATCTGCCTTTTGCCAGTCAGGGGCTGGGTGTTACCGAAACAAATGGCAAAATATATGCGCTTGGTGGCTGCACTAATAATAATGGCAGTTTAACCCGTCTGAATGCAGTTCTGGAATATGACTTAGGTACAATTCCCTGGGAGACAAAAGCCAGCATGCCGAAGGCAAAGTCCGGCATGGGTATTGCAGCTGTCAATGGGATAATCTATAGCCTCGGTGGAGATAGTGTTGGTTCTGCTGAAAAGTATGATCCGGCAACGAATTCCTGGACCTCAATCGCCAATATGCCGACCGCTAGGTACGCTTTGGGTGCTGTAGCAGTTAATGGTCAAGTATATGCCATTGGTGGCTGTGACTATAGTGGTAATTATCTGAATACCGTGGAAGTATATGATCCTGTAACCAACACCTGGAGCAGTAAAGCGAATATGACGATATCCAGGTCGTATTTAGGAGTAGCAGCAGTGAATGGCAAGATATATGCCATAGGGGGGTATTGGCAACCCACGGGAAATAATCCAAGAATTTATAGCACAGTCGAAGAGTATGACCCGGTGGCAAATACCTGGACATCCAAAGCAGATATGCCGACTGCTAGATATGCATTTGCGGTAGCCGTTGTAGACAGTAAAATATATGCTATTGGCGGGCATAATGGAAATGCTTATTTGAATATTGTCGAAGTATTTGATCCGGCGACAAATACTTGGAGCACTAAGGCCAGTATGCTAACTTCACGTTATTTATTGGGTGCCGGAGTAGCAAATGATAAAATTTATGTATTAGGTGGGTATGGTACAGGGGCCTTAGATACCAATGAAGAGTACGATCCGGTAAATAACTCGTGGTCGGTAAAAAGCGGCTTGCCGACTGCTAGG